GAACTCGACCAAACCGAGATGTCCGAAGTGACTGACCGCAAGGCCGACACTGGCGACGGTGACTCCACCGGCTTCAAGTATTGGCTCTTCCGCCGCAAGTTCCAGTTCGTCAAAAGCTGGGACGAAGACGACGCCGTTCAACTCGGCGAAATCACGCTCCCGCAGTCGGACGAAATCATGTCCGCTGCCGCCGCCGAAAACCGCCGCGCCGATGACCTCATTATTGAGGCCATGGACGCAACGCGCTACATCGGCGAAAACGGCACCGATTCCGACGCCTTCCTTTCGGCGCAATCCATCGCGGTCAACTACGTGCCTTCCGGCTCGACGGTTGATTCCGGCCTCACGATGGGCAAGCTCCGCTATGCGAAGCGCCTCTTCGACCTCGCCGAAGTGCCCGAGTCGGAACGCTACCTCGCCTACGGTGCGCGTCAGCTCGACGACGCCCTTGGCATCACCGAAGTCACCAGCCGCGACTACAACGACTTTATGGCGTTGAAGGACGGCAAGGTTGACCGCTTCATGGGCTTTACCTGGGTGCCTTCTCAGCGCCTCAGCGTGGCGAGCAACGTCCGCAAGGTCGTGGCTTGGCACAAGTCCGGCGTCCGCTTCGCTGACCTCGAACGTCACGTCCACATCGACGTGCTTCCTGCGAAGTCGCACAAGACCCAGCTTCGCGCCGTCAAGCGCATGGGTGCCGTTCGCGCCAAGAACAAAGGCGTCGTCCGCATCTACTGCAACGAGCCGTGATGAATCTCGGGGCGCTCCTTTTGGGAAGCGCCCTTTTCCTCAAACCTTCACCTTTTTTCTCTTCCTATGGCTACCATCTATTCCGACCTCGCAACGGCCCAAAACTCGGCCCTTTCCGATCAGTCCAAGTCTCCTTCGCTCCCGGCCTACGGCGGCGATCTCAAGTATCTCGACGTTACGGTTTCCGTCGCGTCGTCCATAACGACCTCTGACGCCATCTATCTTTGCCGCCTTCCCAAAGGCGCGCGGTTGGTGCCGTCTCTTATCTCCGTCGATTATGGCGACCCCGGCGACGCTCTCACGCTCAAGCTCGGCGATGCCAGCGACGACGACCGCTATGTTTCCGGGCTTGCGCTCGGTGGCTCGGCGGGCCGCAAAGAACTGACCGAAGGAACGGAAGGTGCCGCGTTCCTGACGCCCTACAAGCTGACGGATGCCGGTTGGCTCATCGCGACTCCAACGACCGTGACGAGCGCCGCCGCGCACACGCAGGTGTGGCACATCGTTTACACGCTCGGTTAAACCATTCGCCCTTCGGGTGTGGCGAGGCGCATGCAGTGGCGCACAAAACAGCGGGGGCCGTCCTTTCTTGTTGGGGCGGCTCCCGCATTCTTTGAATACCATCCATGACCAAGACTGACATTTTCAACATTGCGCTAGGCCTCATTGGCGGGAAATCGCTCGCGAATGCCGACACGGACACGACCCCGCAGGCCGTGAGTGGCCGGAAGTTTTGGGAACTGGCGCTCAACGAAGCCCTGAGCGCGCAGAACTGGAACTTTGCCACGAAGCGCACGCGCCTCAAAGTCTCGCGCACGGCCATTACATCCGTGACCAACAACGGCGGGCTTGTCCGCATCACGAAAAACTCGCACGGTCTGGTGACTGACGACCGAGTTGCGATTGAGGATGTACCTTGTGCGGTTGGGTCATTCTTTGTGACGCGGATCGACGACAACGTTTTCGACCTGCAAGACAGCGTTTATGCGTCCGGCTATTCGAGCGGCGGAACGTTTCTCAAGATTCCGGCCTTCGGGTGGGACTATCGCCATGCGCTGCCGTCCGATTGCGTCAAGGTCCGGCGCGTGCTTGATGACCCTGACCGCGACATGGAGGAGAACGATACGGAACCGTTTCGCGTCGAATCAGGCTTCATCTTCTGCGACCTCGAAACGGCCTTTGTGTCCTACACGTGGCGCAACGAAACAACCTCGACCTATCCGCATGAGTTCGTGGCGGCGCTCTCGACGCTCCTTGCCTCGTATCTGGCGCAAGACCTCGCTGGACCGGCTGGACGCTCGCAGGAGCTTCGCCAGACCTATGAACGGCTCATGCTGCCGAATGCACGCGGACGTGATGCGCGCGAGGGCAAGGGCGATACTGACGTGAGCACGACGCAAAGCGAACTCCACAACGCCCGCTTCGCATGAGCATCGCAACCCGAACCTTTCAGGCTTCCTTCAATGGCGGCGAACTTTCGCCCCTGCTCGACTCCCGGCCCGATGCGGCCATTTACCGCGACGGTTGCCGCGAGCTTCAAAACTGCGTTGTGCGGCCCTACGGCGGAGCGTTCAAGCGTCCCGGCCTGCAATACGGCGGGGCCGTCAAGACCTCCTCGACGGCGACGCGCTTGATTCCCTTCAAGCGTTCGACCTCGACCAACTACGTTATCGAGATGGGGGATAGCTACATGCGCTTTTGGAAAGGCGGCTCTGCCATGACGCGCATTACAAGTGGAACGCCTGTCGAAATCGCATCCCCCTACACGGCTGCGCAGCTTCAAGCGGTGCAGTTCTGCCAGATCAACGACGTGATGTTCCTTGTGCATCCGTCGCATGCTCCGCGCCGTCTTTCTCGCAATTCGGAGACAAGCTGGACCCTTGAAGTGTTCCCGTTCGACTTCCCGCCCATGTCGGACATCAACGACACGACGACGACGATCCGCATTCAACCGGGCGTTTCTGCGTGGGCAACCTCGACGGCCTACACGGTCGGGCAAGTTCGCCTCGAAAGCGGCCTGCTGTATATGTGCGCAACGGCCCACACGTCCGGCACGTTTGCGACCGACCTTGCGGCCTCGCGCTGGAAAGCAGTTAAGCCTCGCGGGCCTTGGGTGCGCGACGACGACCACGACACCGCCGATATGGTGGACGTGAACGGCACGCGCTATGTCTGCATTCTCTCGACGGCGGGCCTGATTGCTGGCTCTGGCTACAATGCCAATCCTCGACCCGGCTCCGGTTCCGGCTGGGCTACCTACTGGCTCGCGGTCGGTGACTCCAATCTTCGCCTCTTTGCCAGTTCCTCGACCTTTTCCGCTGCCGATGTCGGGACGTATTTCCGCATCGACGTAGGATGCTCGAAGCGTTCGCTTTTCCTGTCCACCAATCACACGGCTGGCGCAACGCACGTCACGGAACCCATGTTCATTGCCGGTGACGCGCTCATTCGCTCGACCATCACAACGACGAACTATTCCGGCTATCTGAACGGCGGCGTCAAGGGAGAGCTGTATCTTGAGTTCAGCAAGGACCGTAGCACTTGGGACCGCGTTCGCCATTGGGGCTTCAAGAACCCGGCAGACGGCAACATTGCCTCGACCTACAACGGCCCCTCGACGGGCGGCTATTACCGCATTCGGTGGGAACCCGGCATTACCTCGACGGCGCGCGACCAAGGATTTTTGATCGAAGCGACTACCGGCGTCGTGACGGCGCTGGTCAAGATCGACTCCTATGTTTCAGCCACGGAGGTCACGGCCTCCTTTGTGCTGCCAGACATCACGTTCGCGCCCTGCGAGATTCTGACGCAGGACAATCGGAATTGGTATCGCGGAGCCTTCGGGGCCAACTACCCGCGCGCCGTGGCCTTCCATGAGGCGCGCCTTTGGTTCGCTGGTGTGTCGGGCGACGCCTCGCGGGCATGGTCTAGCCGCGTCGATGACTTCTATAATTTCTTCACCGGCCCGGAAGATGACGACGGCATCGACATTACGCTTTCGAGCGTCGAGACAAATCAAATCGAGTGGATGGCCTCGCTTGGCCGGAATCTCGTTATCGGGACGACCGGGGAGGAGTGGATCATCAACAGCGGCGAATCCGACTCGGTGCTGACTGCCGACAACATGCGCGCCCGCCTGACAACCCGGAACGGCTCCGCGCCGCTTGCGCCGCAGATGGTGAACGATGCCTTGTTTTGGTGCCCTCGAAGTGCGCGCCGCCTCCATGAGTTCAACTACGATTTCAGCCGCGACGCTTGGAGCGGGTCTGACGTGCTGCAATTTGCCGAACATTTGGGCGCTTCGGGCTTGGTCGATATGGACTTTGCGGCCATGCCCGATTCGGTCCTTTGGGCCGTCAATGGCGACGGGGAGCTTTGCGGCTTCACCTACGACCGACGCCAGAACGTCACGGCATGGCATCGCCACGTCACGGATGGCTATTTCGAGAGCGTCGCGACCATCTACGGAGACAATGGACGTGATGAAGTGTGGTTCGTGGTGCGTCGGACCATCAACGGCGCGACGGTTCGCAACGTCGAAAGGTTCTATCCGACCGCGCAGGACTTCGATTTCGACACCGCGAGCGATTTCTTCTATGTGGATTCAGGCCTCAAGGTCACGCCCTCGGGAACGTCCATCACGGGCCTTTCGCACCTCGAAGGCAAGGAGGTCAAGATTTGGGCCGATGGTGCCCGGATCGAGACGAAAACGGTTTCCTCCGGGGCCGTCACGCTCTCGACCGCTGCCACGTCGGCCATCGTGGGCCTTGCCTATGAGGCCACGCTTCGACCGATGCGCCTTGAAGTCGTGCTAGATGACGGCACCGGGCAGGGGCGGCACTGGCGTCCAAACCGGCTCATTGCCTGCCTCTACAACTCCATTGGGGGCGAGTTCCGCACGGGCGGCGACTGGACGGCACTGGACTACTCGACCCCCTACGAGCGCGAACAGGCCGACGAACCGGCGCTCACAGTCAGGACAGAGCGCATTTCGAGCCACGTCCCGGCAGATTGGGAGGACTCCATCGAACTGCAATTCCGCAGCGCCGATCCCGTGCCTTTTAACTTGCTCGCATACATTTTGATTCATGAAGTGGAGGGGAAATAAGCCATGGCATTCGCACCCATTTTTGCAGGACTAAGCGCCGCCGCCTCCATCGGGGGACTGGGCATGAGCCTTTACGCCAACAAGCAGCAACAGCAGGCCGCCAAAATCGAGGGCGACATGCAGGCGCGCGCGGCGGAGGACGAGGCCAAGCGGAAGCAAATCGAGCTTGCCGAGAACCAGCGCCGCACGGCCAAGAATCAGGCGGGGGCACGCGCCACGCAGGCGGCCCGCATGGCCTTGAGCGGCACGGGCGGAGGCTCGCCGCTCTCCATCATGGCCGAGACGCTGACGCTTCAACAGCGCGAGCTTTCTGATACCCAATACGGCGGCGACCTCACGACCCGCGCGTTGACCAACCAAGCCACAGATGCCCGCTACGGCGCGGCCTCAAGCGTCGCGGCACTCAAGCAACGCGGGACTGGCCTACTCATCGAAGGCGTCGGCCAGCTTGCGCAAATGGGCTACGGCGTGGCTCGCAACTATCCCCGCAAAGCATCATGAGTGCCCGATACCGCAACGGCCAGACTGATTTACTGCAATCCGGCGTTCAACCGCTGGAAACGGCCCGCATCGCCGCGCCTACCGATGACATCGGGCGCGGCTTGATGAGCCTCGGGGCCAGTGGTGCCCGTGTTTTCGCGGAGTACACGCGAGTCAATGACGCCCGCGAACTGCTCGAAGCGGAGCAGGACATGCAGAAGGCCGCGAATGACTTTGCGGTTTTCCAGACCCAAAGCCCGGACGAAAAGACCTGGCTCCCGAAGTGGCAGCAAATTTCCGGCGAACTCGAAAAGCGGAACGGGCAGCGTCGGCTTTCGGCGGATGGTCGTCTCTCGCTCGCGCAGGGTGTGGGCCGCTGGGCCACAAACCAAACGGGCCGCGTTCAGGAGCAGGCCTTAAAGCAGACCGCCGCGCGCGCCTTGCAGGCTGGGCAAAATTCCATTAACGCCGCGATTGAGAGCGGCGATGCCGACCGCGCCCTTGGGGCAATCACGCTTTTGGAGACTTCCGGCACGATCTTTCCCGAACAGGCAGAGGCGATGCGGCAGGATGCGACACGCGCCCTCAAGACCAAGACGGCGGAAAAGGAGTTCGAGGAGCTTTCCATGATGGCCACGACCAACCCCGCGATGGCGCGAGAGTTGGCCGACGAGGGCGTTAAGGCCTCTCGCATCTCGGACCTGCAACGGTTCAAGATTAACGCCATGGCCGACCGGCAAGAGGAACAGAACCGCACCGATAGCTTCAACACGTTCCGCCGTCGCATCGGTGTTGGTGATTTGCCCTCGCCCGACGAACTCAAGGCCGACGCCTCCTTGACGGACCTCGACCGGCAAGAGCTTGTCACGCTCGCGACCTCGAAGCCCTCAAATGACGAGGAGCTTTTTCAGCGTCAAATCACCGCCATTGGCTCGATGCCCTCGAATGCCGCGCCGTTGGAGCGTGCCAAGTATGAGGCTTTTCTTGAAGCGAATTTCAGCGGCCCGCATCTCGACCACCTGCGCAGCCTCTACGATGCGCGCTTTGCTTCTGGCGGTGTCGAGGCAGTCCGCACGGCGGAGGCCTTTCAGGCGCTCGATTCTGCGGCCTTTGATGAGCAGCTTCTTGGAGCCTTCAAGGTCGCCAAAACGGACGAAACCGGCAAGCCGCTGTATCGCAAAAAGGAGGGCTTGTTCTTCAAGCGTGACGGTCTTTTTGGCGTCAAGGAAGTGCAGCAACCCGCGCAGGAGGAGCCGGTTTTCGAGGAGGATGCGGCCAAGAAAACGGAAGTACTGCGCAAGGTCGCCGAAATCAAAGAGACGATCACGCGCGAAGTGAAGGCCGGAACGCTCAAGACCTCCGAAGAAGTCTTTTCACGCATCTCCTCGCTGGCTCGCGCGCCCATCAATTCCCGCGCTGCCTCCGAAGTCTTGCCCGCTGCCCTGCTGCTCCTTCCTGAAAACACAGGATCGACGCCGCCAAACCTTGACGACATCCTGAAAAAGCATGCCCCAAATCCTTGAGAGTGAAGCCTTCGCGCTGGCGCAAGGTGTCGACGCCATGACGCCCGAGAACCAAGCGCGTGCTGCTGACGTGCTGCGCCGGTATCGGGAGCAGCAACGCGAATACGGTTTGCCTGATTTCCCGACCGCCGAACAGCAACGGCGCGAAGGTGAGGACCGCTATTTTTCCCTGTTCGACGACTTGAAGAATGTGGATGCCGCCTCGCCGTCGTTCTCGACCGGCCTCCGTCTTTCGGCAAATCCCGATGCCGACCGGGCGCGGGTCGTCAATACGGCCTTCTTGGCTCGCCAGTATGGCAAGACGGCGGAGGAAGTTTCTCGCGCCTTCCCGTTCTTCCGCGACGACTTCGCGGCCAAGTCCGGCGCTGAACCAGGCCTCGAAGATGCGGCCTTTTACCAGCATGCCGCCAAGATCGCGAAAGGCCAGAAGGCCGCGCGCGACGTGCAGGAGCGTTCCCTGAATGAAGGGTTCCGCGCTGCCGTCGAGGGCATGGGGAGCCTTGAAAAGCTCGCCGAAGTCCGCGCGCAGGCGGCAGGCAACACCGATAATGAGATTGACGCCAAGGCGTTCCTTTCGGCCTACGAGCAGACCCAGGCCGTCATGAGCAGGCACGCGGGTTTCATCCGCGAGTTTTCCGATGCCATCGCGTCCGATATGGACGGCGGGCAAGTTGACCTCGGGCCGCTGAACGAAAGGCTTCTCGACCTGCCCGGAACGGAGCGCCGTCTTGTGCTGGCGGCTCTGCGCATGCAGGCCGAAAAGGGCAGCGAGAAGGTCAAGGAGTCGAAGGGTGGCAAATACGATCTTTTTGCCGGTAAGTTCCTGCAACAGACCGGCGAGGCAGCGGGCCGATTGGCTCGAAGCGCCGCGATGGATCAGCCACGCATGGAGCGTCTGATTGAATTAGTGCCCTCGTCCGGCGAAGTGCTGGCCTCTGGCGAAATCAAGACTGCTGAACAGGCCCGCGCCTATGTGCGCGATTCGCTGTTTCGCAGTGATGCGGCGGAGCTTTCGGCCACGATGGCAGGACCGGGCGGCTTTGGGGGTATGCCGGTCGATGACGACCGCGTGCGCGTCACGCTTGATGCAGAGGCCCAAAAGCTCATCCGTGACGCCAAAGAGCGAGAATTGAAGCGTCTGCGAGTCCAGAACGAAATCCGGCAGATTGGCGAAATTGCCGACCCTATCCCGAACGTCTTTGCCTCGACTATTGGAACCAGCGGCGCGGCTTTGGGCCTCATGGCTGGAACTCGCGGCCTTGCGGCTCCGGCGCTTTGGAATGCCTACACGAACATTGAATACAACGATCTGAGCTTGAAATACCCGCAGATGACCAGCGCGGACAAGAAGCTCGTCGCTGGCGTTTCCGCTGCCGTTCAAACGGCGCTCGATTACGTGGGCGTGAAGGCGCTCAACAAGCTGCCCGGTATCAAGAGCCTCGTTTCGCAGCCGTTCACGCGTCAGCTTGCGGCGCGCGCCTTGGCTCGCGGTGGCGTCTCGTTCGCGTCTGAAAACGTCGTCGAGGCCGCGCAGGACATCGCAACGCCTGCCATCATCGAAGCCCTGCGGGTGGACGCTCCAGGCTTTGATGCAGCGGCGGAGGCTCGCGACTTCTGGAAGGGCCGCGCCGATGTGGCGATTGGGCTGCTTCCATTGACGCTCCTCGGCATTGGGGCCGCGTCCGTGAACGAGTATCGCGGCGCGAAAGAACTGCTGACGTGGAACGACCAACTCGGGGCCGCTGGCGTGGTGGAGACGGATCGCGCCGCCATCAGCGAGGCCGCACAAGCGGGCGACGTGGCGAAGGCGCAAAGTCTGCTCATAGAAGCCTGGGGCCGTCGTTCGCCCGAAGTCGCCGCCGAATATCAGGACGCCATGAGTCAGCGCCAGAACGACCTCGCCAGCGCGACGGCGGAGCTTGAACGCCTTGGCGCCATGCCGACCCTCGCCCGCGATGCGGACGGCTGGACGGTGACGAGCGACGGCAAGACGGCCAAGTTTGCGACATGGGAAGAGGCGCGAGAAGTCGCGACCGCTGCCATGAATGACTTGGAGCAAAAGCAAATCCTTCTCGCGACTGAGCTAACGGATCGCCTGCTAGGCGGCAAGTTTGGCGACCTTCAAGAAACCTCTACCTTGAGGCCACAAGAAGAAACGCTGGGCGACAACGTTCGCGAAGGCACCCTGACGGCTGAGACAGCTATGGAGGCGGCGGTTGCTGGCGGGATCATCAAGGGCGTCACAATGTCGGAAGCTCGTGCCATTGCGGGCGAGGTTTTTGGCGATAACCCCAGCGAGCGGGCTATGCGCTTTCGGGAAGATGTCGAATCCGCTGTTATTCTTGGGCGCAACGAAACGGCGGGCGGCGTCTCTCGCAGCACAATCAATCTGGCCGACAACAAAGCCGCGTTCCTGACCGCATTGGA